CATATTTTAAATATTCCTGTGATCTTGTTACCGGAGTAACATCTTTATTTTTTGGATCACTACTCCATGCCAAGTAAGCATTCTTTGATTTAGATAAATTTGTTTGAAGTTCTAATTGCTCGTTTTGATTTTGAATTAAATTTGTCTGCTGTTGTATTTGATTTTTTCGAGCTTCATTAACTTCAAACTCTTGTTTGAATTTCATACCTTCTCGGTATTTTTTCATTGCTTCTTGCACCCCTCCGGCATCACTTAAAAATTTCTGCCCTTCTTTATCTCGGTACTTCTTGTCTTGTTGAATTTGTTGAATTTCAAATGGAGACATATTTCTTTCTAGAGCTAAATCCCTAAATTCTTCTGTCTGCATAAAGTCATCTGCTAGTGCTTCTGCTTCTTTCTTTTCAAAATAAGCACTACCTATGTTTTTTACAATTCCTCCAATTATTGCACCATTTTGTGCCATTGCTCTAGCTTGAGCTTCAGCACCTCTTTGAAGACCTGAATAGTCTCCGCGATTAACTTGTATGTTTGAAAAATATGGTGATGCCATGACTATAAATATTTTTTGGTTAATCCTCCGGTGACCCCTCCAACAGCACCTCCAACAATACTACCCCACATTGAAGACTCCCCTGCTTTTCGAGTTGCCTCGGCTCCGGCATATGAAGAATTATAACTATTTAATTCAGCTTGTTGATTCGCTTCAAATTGCGCCCCTTGTGCCGGATTGTAAAGTTGTGGACTTGCGCCAACTCCGGCATATGCATTTCCATAAACAGCTTGCCCTGCTTGGTTTTGAACTCCGGAGGGTCTGCCTAAAATCGCTTGAAATGGGTCTGCCGAAGTTGCCTGTTCGATACCAACTCGTTGAGTTGCATATCCCCGATCCATCTGTAAACCCTGTTGATATAATTGATCATTAATTTGTTTTTGAGATATCGCTCTATCCATCAAGCCCATTTGGGTATTCATGACTTGTCCGGCAAAGTTCTGCCTTTGAGTTTCTCTTGCTCTTGATGCTTGTTCACCAAAATTTAATTCTGCTAAAACACCTGAGAAATCCCTGCCTCGACCTCTTGCGGATGATGCCATTCTAGCACCTTGTTGCGCTGTCCTTAACTCTCTTGCGGTAAGTCTGCCTCCGGCTTGCATTCCCCGTTGAGCCTGATCAAGCATTTGTTGATTTAAACCCTTAGCGGACGCTTGTCCTTGTCTTTGCGTTCCGGATTGTATTTGTGATGGATTACCCTTTTCTGCTATAAATGCGTTTTTTCGTTTTTCCTCGATAAGTTCTAGTCTTTTTTCTCTTGATGATTCTTGAAATTTTTTCTTGTCGTTGGCATAGGCATAAAGCTTTCCTTCCCACTCATTGTCTGCCCAATCGTCTTTCATATTCTGCCAACTTTCAGACTTATCCCAATCTAATGTATTCTGCTGATATGAATCCCCAAACATTTGTTTTTGCTCATCATAAGACTTTTCAAAACTTTCTAGATCAGTAACTGATCTGTCATAATTGTTTTGCAGTTGACCTTGTCGCATTGTCGGTTGTGGATTATCCACTAAACCAAAAATGTCATTTGATTGATTACGAGGAATTGCAGACATTTCCCCAAGTCTTTCAGTTTCATCAAGGGCATCTTGAATGCCTCCCTGCTGACGATAAAGATCAGTCGCTTGCTGTCCATATTCACCAACCAATCCCAATTCATTGGCAATTGTGCTTCTTTGTTCCCGTTGCCTTAAATCTTGTTCAAATTTTTGAGCGCCAAGAAATTCTCCGTTTTCATCAAACCCTGCTTGTCTAGTAGTTTTAGTTCCATCTTCATTGAAATATTCAGTCTGTTGCCGACCACCTACTAAATCTGTGATTCCACCACTATAAACATTCTTCCCTGCCGATTCTATTCCAACATACTCGCGAACGATTCCGGATTCAGGATCGGCAACTTTATTTGTGTTCCCTCGTTCGTAAAAAGGCGCTCCTGCACCGGATTCCGGAGCAACAACATCTTGACCTGTGTTAGCCTTGTGTTCTGCTGTCCACATATTCCATCGACCTACGATATTTTTTTCACTATCGTCTCCATATACAAAACCTTGGTTGTGGGCATTTTCCCACCATGTTCCGTCTGCATCCTGACCTTTTAATATTTTATTATACAAACCAAGAGATGGATCAACCTCCCGTGCTTTTGCTAAAATCGCATCCTTTTGATTGTCAAATTTAACATACTTACTTCGATCAAAATTCTTATCGTCCGTAACAACATACCCTTCTTGGTCAACTTGTTTTCGCTCACCTACTAAAGCGTTTTTTGCAATTTTTTGTTCGAGTCGTGCGTAAGCAGGTCTCCCTGAATTTTCATCAGACTCTGCTCGATAAAGAGCACTTGCCATGTCAACTTGTGCTTCTAAGGCTTCACGCATTGACTCTCCATAATTAATAGGAGTGGGTGGGTTATAAGTGGTTTTTGAACTAGACATTATTTATCCTCCTGAAAAAGTTTTCACTTTTGTAATAGTTAATTTTTTTATTTTTTAAAGCCCTACCAAATCCAATATAAGAAAGTTTAAATGGAATCTTGCTCCACCATTGCTTGAAGCAGTTTTCACCTATTGCGAAATGCACATACCAAGCATCTGCATCATCATGCTCAATCCATTTATTTATTGGGCAACCATCATTTTTTTTGACAGGTTTTGCTAATAAAATTGAATTAGGATCAGAGTAAACAAATCCATGTTCCAAATAAATACTCACATCGCGAAAGAAATCTTGATTGATTTTATCGTAAAATTTAACTGCTTTTTCTAACTTCGTCATGTCGCTATTTGCACATCGTTTAAACGAGAACCTGTTGTATGAAAAGTGGTGTCTAAATACAGGTCATTGCCGTTGGAAAAAGTCGGATGGGTGTAGAAGGTCACATAGTCCTCGCCAAGTTCCTCGACCACTTCATACCGCGATCCACGAGTGCTACCGCCATGCCACCCTTTTGAATTGCCATCTAAATCATACAAATTAACTGCTTGGTCTGTTGCTCTAACACTATAGATTTTATAATACTGACCAATCGTTAGGTTTCCCGACCCATTCAATGCGATCACCAATGGTCTTTGTGCTGATGGGTAAGTGTAATTGCTCCCTGTTGCCGTCTCGATAACAAAGCTTGCGTCATGCCCATATACTACTTGCCGTTTCTGAAAACGAATTTCGTTGCTAGCAGAATAATGTCTAATTCTGAACCAATCTCCACTTTCATAGGTTTCGTAATTAGCCAACCAAGGAGTGTACAAATCAATAGTGCCTCCACCGAAATTCATTTGGAAGGGTGGATCAACTTCAAAATCTGAGTCTAATTCGACAAGTCCAACTCTAACTGATTTACTTGGTGTCCCGATTTGAAACTGAACATAACCATTACTCTGCCCGTCAATTTTTTGAACTGATGATGCTCCTGCGTTATACCCATCAACTCCACTAATTTTTTCGAGTGATCCGCCTGTAAAGGCTTGTACTGACCCACCACTTACCTCGCCTTGAAATAAAGAAATAGAACTTATTTCTCTCGTTCCGTGTGCCGTAGAGAAACGCAATCCATATGTTAACTCCGTAGCCTCAAATTCTACATACCCGTCTGCGAAAGTTATGTTTCTATCCACCCCGTAAGGGGTTTCGTTTGCCCGTAAAGTTTTCACATGAACAACCCCATTAATATTGGTGTCCGTGCGAGTGACTTTAACCACTAGCTTAGTTCCATTCGCAATTGGATTGCTAAACATTTGCTGAATGGAAACTGCCCCACCATCACCTTTAATAATGCCTTGTGCTAATTTATCTTTATCTAATGGAGTCGAACTAGTTACAGACCAATTCTTTGGTGTAACTGCTTGTACATTATTTTGAATTTGGCTTGCACTTGCAAAAATGCTTTGCGTTGAATTAGTCAACCGCATACCCCCATTTGACTGAACTAAATCAATCTCGTAGATTTCCCCTACTAACGCAGTTTTCGTGGAGTTAGTCCAAGATATTAAAATCACAACCTCAACACCAAGACCAAGTGTAGCTAAACTGAAATCTGTATTTAAAAGCTTTTCGCCACTCAAATTAATCTCGGTCAGATTAGTCCAAGTGACAGGCTCAATGGTGAAGTTTCCTGTTGGTGGTGGAGTCTGCCCACCTAAATTTACAATAGCAGTTTCCGCACTAGACAAGCGAACATCTAGGTTCTTAATTTCAGAACCTACCTTTGTGCCAATCTGTGCGAGAATTGACATTTATAGTTCCGCAAGAAATGCAGTTTCAAAAGTTGAGTAGTCACCTAGGTTTACATTATTAATTTTAATGCCGGAAGAATTTGGAACTTTTAAAACACCAACCTCAAGTGTCGTTGCTGTCGATCCAAGTAACGCTTTAAAACTTCCCTGACCACTATCGTCCCAAATGAATTTTGCCTTATCGTTTACTACAGAACCTGAAGTATAAGTAAAATTTACAATATAAGACGAAGCACTTGAAGCCCAAATATATTCTGCTATACTGACTAATTGCCTAACACCACCTACCATTTGATCAGCAAAAACTATAAAATCAGGATTTGCAGTTCCGTTATCGAACTCGTATGCAGAAGCGTCATCAAAAGAACCAAGTTGATCGTAGTGGCTAACATAATTTGTGCGACCTGCCTGTTGTGTGTAAGTGACGCTTGAACCATTTCTTTCAAAAGTGATTGCGGTTACATTATCTGTTCCTGTTGCTTTTGTCAGAACTAAGTTTCCATATCCGGTAGAATAGTTACTAGTATAACTTGCCTGAGTCCCACCACCTCGATTAACTTCAAGACCACCTGTCTGTGCTGTTTCTGTTCCATCACTTTTTAAATTTACCTCAATAATATTATCTTCAACGCTCAGAGTTTGAGTGTTTATTGTTGTGGTAGTTCCGGTGACATTCAGGTCTCCTATTTCTGCTCTTGTTGCAGACAAAACTGAAAATATATCCGTGCCGTTCTTCAGGTTATTAATGCTTACCTTCGATGCTTTTAAGCTAACCTCACCCGTAGTGGCATACCCTGCGTTTTCCAAATTAGTTATTCTTCCTCCAAGCGAAACTCTAGCATTCCCAAGCGAGGTAACTACTCCATTCAGGGAAACTTTTGTAGCGTAAGGTGAAAAGTCAATGGTGTTAACCACATTCCCAAGGCTAACTTGTGTCGCGTAATTAGTGCTTAGTGAAACTCTCAAATTTGAAAATTCACTACCTACTTTTTCGCCAATTTTTCCTAATATATCGTTTGCTGTACTCATGTTAATTTTTGTTTAAATCGAAGTGTAAATTAAAAGTTAATTCTGTCCCATATTCTGTCCGCAAAGATTCAAGTCCGGCATCATCAATGTATTCGAGTTGAGACCAATTTTTAAAACCATCTCCACATTTCATTCTTTTAGCAGACAAATCTAAACCAATTTCTCCCTGCCTTAAAACGGGGTCTGAGGAACTCCATTCGCTTGCAGTTGATCTGCGAACCAATATTCGTCTGATACTCATGCCCTCCCTCCATCTATGTCAAATGCCGAAACATAATGTGGGTCACTACTTGCCTCCCCACCATCAATAATTGAATCAATAAAGTCAGTATTGTTGACAAAATTCCAATTTTGCGAGGTGGATTCATATTGGAGGATATCACCATCCTGTGGGGTAGTGGAAGCTACATCCGCAAGTTGGGGCAAGTTAAGTTGAGTCAGTCCGGCATCAGTATCATTACCCCATGATTGACCATTCCATTTTAAGACATCTCCTAAATTAACACTACTAATTGAAACATCATTCAGTCCATCAAGTGCGGTTGCTCCTCCTGTCCCTCCTGTCCCTCCGCTTGGAACTCCGGAACCGGACATAGTACCATTAACTAATAGTGTACCATCAATTTGAATGGTTTCTCCTGATCCAATAACAATATTATTAGTTGGAACAATTACGCTTGGCGCACCAATTCTTGCAAAAGTTTCCACGCTTAACTCTGTGCCAACTTGTGGCAATCCTTGTGGAGTAACTATCGCTTTAATTGCCACTAAGAATAATCTCCTATATTTCTCGCGTTTTGAATAACAGCTTCAACTTGTGCTGACCGAATTGACGCTTTACCATTACTTTTAAATTCTAAATTAGCGGACTGACCTCGTTGCCTAATATTAAAAGTTTGAAAATTACTTTTCGACTCAATCAATGAATCAATTTCTTTTACCTTAGTAGAGGAAGTTGGAGAGTTAGTGTTAGCCGTTACTTCTAATTTCGTAGAAACAATCACCTCGTAATCTACATCCCTTATCCATCCACTTGCCGGAGAAAGAGGATGCCCAAATAAAATTAAAGCCCAATCGATTCTATTCCCCATTGAGTCATATACATTTTCTCCATTGTCCTTATTTAAATGTATATTTTGGATGTAGCCGGAACTACTCCGGTTCACCTCGTTGATAATATATTCACTTCCCTGAGTGATCCACTCTGAAGTATAATTAAGGTTATAATTTACAATTGATCCGTGTGTTGTTCGAGTTGATAAAATTTTTATTTTAGTACCAACCTCAATGTCAGAATTATTAGTTGAGCCAAAATATCCACCCTGCTTAACAATTTGCTCACCTCCAATATCGTAATTTATTCTGCCTTGAACAAATTTCTTGGCTCCGTAATCCTGTGCTAAATAACTTCTTGTAACTAATTTGAAATTAATTGCTTCGCTTTCATCGCGATCTAAGTCACTATATTTATAAACTTCACGATCAGTTGAAATATATACTTCATCCTGAAATGTATGAATGTCCGAAATGTTAAATCCAAAGGTACTATTTTTCGTCAATTTCTCACTAAACGAATCAAGTGAAATAAATTGAGATCGCAAACTATCATAGACCAATATGTGGTTAGGTCTTACTGCTCCATCTAGTGGCAAGGCGCAGTACACTAAATTTTTATGGTAGTGTAGAATTGATGTATCTATCGCATCAACATTTACTCTTTTTAAAATATTTGGAATCTTTTTTGAAAGAGGTTCACTATCCAAATTTACTTTTGAAATTGCAATGCCCAACCCTTTGCTTGGATCAAGTTGGGGGACTAAAACTTGAATGTCACCTTCATTGGAAATGAAATAAATATAGCTTCCATTTTGCGTCCATGCATTTGTTCCGGCAATTCCTAATTGTCGAGTAATTTCTGTTGCCCTGCCCCCTGACTCAAGAGTGGATATATTTGAAATAATATGAATGCTTTTTTTGCATAAACATAAAATTTGATCTTCTAAATAAGGTGCAAGCGCAAGCAATACATCACCTTGCCCCTTGTTTAAAAAAAATGCATTTGATTTCTTAAATAAATTATTTTCAAAGGAGTCGGAAATTGCTACTGATGTTGGTGAGTCATCAAACCAAGGGACAATTAACCTATTTTGAAAATAAATTCCAAATGGTGCTTGTGGGCAAACCATAAAGCTTGGGTCTTGAACAGGAACCGAACTAGGGTTTCCGGACAGGTCAACATAATGTGGTGCTGTGGGGTTAGCTGTTGAATCCTGAAGGTACATTGTATGATTTGCGTCCAAAGGTTTCCATCGATTTACTGACCCACTAAAAGTTATGCCATCATACCAAATATAAGGTCTTACTCCGGACGCATAAGAAGGAAATATAATTAATTGATCGTAAGCTTGTATAACTCTAAAGGCATGATTAAAAACAGGAGTTCGAGACGGGAAAGAGGTGTTCCTAAATTGCCAAGCATATTCCTGAATAAAAGCTACATTTGATGTTGGATTTGAGAGTGTTGTATCGTCTATGTAATATTGGTCTTCATTGAGACCCATCACTATTAACTTTTCAGTCCCCAAAGGAGGTGACCATGTGACCAATTGAGTAAGTGCTTTAGGGCTAACCGAAACAGAAGACGAAAACATTAATTTTAGTCCACCTCGCGATTTAGCTACTCCCTCTTCTATTCTAACATTTTCTGCTTCTGTAACCAAAGATGGTTCCAATCTTGTAGGCTCAGTAATTTGATCAAGACCAATAAAAGAAATATCTCCATCTTCAACAAAAGGATCATCGTATTGAAAAACTGACCTAAATTTACCCATTCCTTCTAAGCTCAATTAATCTATCGAGCTTTGATTCAATCCCATCTAACCTTTTAAAAAGGGTTTCATTTTCTGAAGTATTTCGTGCCATATCGACTTCGAGCTTATTAATTCTTTTAGTGCTACATTCTATCTTTTGAAATGCCATCTTCATTACAAATCCACCTACAGCAAACAAAAGTCCGCTTACCATTTGAAGAGCATAAAATATTAAATTATTTTCCATTTTTATTTTTTCGTGCATGATAATGAGTGTACAACATTGGAACTAAAATCCATAACGCTAACCCAATAACGCAAAGCTTTAAAACACCATAAACTTCTTCTAAGACTCCATCAAAAAAACCATTATTTTTAGCAGACTCTAGCTTCGCATTTATTAGTGCATTCGCGCCATCTTTAGTAAGCGCCTCAATTACAAGTTCCTCAGACTGATCCTTTGACTTATCTAGTAGTAAAAGTGATCCGGCTCCGGCTCCAAGTCCGGCTCCAAGTCCGGCTCCCATTGGTGACCCTGCGGTAGCAACTGCCCCCACTCCTCCACCAACTACCGCGAGCGTGGGGGGGAGTAGGGATTTATAGCTACTACAACTACTAAAAAAGAAAAAAACAAATATCCAAAAAAGCTTCAACTCATTTGGATTGTAAATCCGCTTGCAGGAATTTTAAAAATGTCTCCGTTATTAATATCGACTGATGTTTGCAAAGCTCCATAAACCAACATATTTCCACCTGTGGAAGAATCCAT